TAGAATTTTTTTGCCAGACTGTTTTACATCCGTCGTTATCAGTAAATTCAATGGAAGTTCCTTATAGGAATATTTCTTCTGTGCCTTTTGCAGGTGATAAGCTAACATTTACTGAGCTTACCTGTATAATTATCGTAGATGAAAATTTAAATTCTTATACAGAAATGTTTAATTGGATGAACAGAATGGTTCAGACAAATGAATCCAGAGCTCTTGATAGAACTAGTACAGTGCCTCCTACATATTCTGATATTACACTTTCTATATTATCAAGCCACAATAATACTACAAGAACAATAAGATATACTGACTGTATTCCTACAAGTCTAGGTGACATGTCATTAGAATCTACAAGCGGAGATGTTCAATACATTACATTTCCGGCCACATTCAGATTTACTACCTTTGAACTAAAATAAATACACTTATATTATGAGGATATATTATGGACTTAAAGAACATTCTTGAAGAATGGGCTGCTGATAGTGCTATTGATAGAAATAACTTAGATGAAACTTCTAGGATTACTCCAGCATATCACGCTAAATATCTGCAATGGCTGGCCGAAGCAAAGCTGGCAAAGAAGCGTGCAGAGCTTTCACAGAAAAAATTACTCAAGAAAAAATGGCTTTACTATAACGGCAAAATGGATCGCGATGCAATAGAAGCATTAGGCTGGGAGCCGGATCCGTTTGATGGCCTTAAAATTATGAAGGGTGAAATGGACTATTATTATGATAGCGATCCAGAGATTCAAACTAGCGTTGAAAAAATAGAGTACTGGAATACAGTTATAGATACATTGAAAGAGATTGTTACAAGTCTGAATTGGAGACATCAGACAATAGGTAATATGATCAGGTGGCGCCAATTTGAGGCAGGTTCATAATGTTTAATCACGTCGAGCACGGCATAACTCTTCCTAAAATGACAAGGAAAACTTTAAAAACAGGCCGTAAATATTTTACGCCTGAAGGTAATGCATATCCTTCTATTACTACAGTTTTAGGTGCGCTAAGTAAAGATGGCATTATGAAATGGCGAAAAAGGGTAGGTGAAGAAGAAGCAAATAAAATATCCTTTCAGGCTGCTAGCCGGGGCACGTCAGTCCATAAGCTGGCAGAGGATTATTTAGACAACATAGAAGGGTGGGATAAAGATGCGATGCCCAATAATCTATATACTTTTAGTCATCTAAAAGAAATTATAGATAAGAGGGTAAATAACATATGGTTCCAAGAAGAATTTTTATACAGCGACAAGCTCAAATGCGCAGGACAAGTTGACTGTATTGCAGAGTTCGATAATCAGCTTTCTATCATAGATTTTAAAACAGCACGTAAACCTAAAAAAGTAGAATGGATTACTAACTACTTTATACAGGCATCATTCTATGCTGCAGCCTTCTATGAAAGAACTGGAATTCCAATAAAACAAGGTGTAATTCTTATAACCGTAGATCATAGTGAACCTCAAGTGTTTACTGTAAATACGCATGATTATCTACCGCTGTTTCTTGATGCGAGAAAAAAATATAATGGCTGAATTTACGGTACGTTTAAAAGATTATAGTATGCTGTATGTAGACTGCGAGCCTGGCTATGCCGCAGAATTATCTGAATATTTTTCTTTTTACGTACCAGGGTACAAGTTCATGCCGGCCTATAAGCATAAAATATGGGACGGCAAGATTAGATTATTTAATCGCATAACTGGAGAGCTCTCTGCTGGGCTATATGTATATTTAATAAAGTTTGCAGCTGAGCGGTCATATTCTGTTGACACTGAAGGGTCAAGCTATGGCTTTCCTGTTCCGGCGAAACCTTCTCTTCAAGATATACCTCATCTACTAGCTGACGAAGCACTTCCATTTCAGCCTCGAGAATATCAATACGATGCGATTGAAACAGCCCTAACACGAACTCGAGCAATTCTTTTATCTCCTACAGGATCAGGGAAGTCATTCATTATTTATCTGCTAGCCAAATACTGGTTACAATACATTACAGAAGGTATTGGTTACCCTAAAGGTAGTAGAATATTAGTTATTGTACCGACTACGTCGTTAGTCGAGCAAATGCACCAAGACTTTGTCGACTACGGTCAAAACCCTGAAGGCATGCATAGAATATATTCAGGAAAAGATAAGAATACAGATAAGGCCATTATAATATCTACATGGCAAAGCATATATAAATACCCTAAGAAATGGTTTGAGCAATTCGGTATGGTTATAGGTGACGAGTGTCATGGGTTTAAATCTAAGTCACTGTCATCAATTATGAATAAGGCCACTGAAGCAAAATATAGATTCGGTACAACCGGAACTTTAGATGGCACGCAGACACATAAACTAGTACTTGAAGGTCTGTTTGGTCCAGTGTATCAAGTTACTAAAACTAAAGACTTGCAAGATGATGGCACACTTGCACCATTAGATATAAAGGTTCTTTTATTAAATTACTCAAAGAAGGTAAGGGAAGAATTTGGTAAAAAGTCATATCAAGATGAAATTGATTTCATTATCGGAAACGAGTCTCGTAATCGCCTCGTTCGTAATTTGGCTATTGATTCTAACGGAAACACTCTGGTTTTATTCCTACGTGTGGATGCTCATGGAAAACCCCTTTATGAAATGATAAATAAGAAGGTAGGTAGCAATAGAAAAGTTTATTTTGTATCAGGAGAGGTTGATACCGCAGATAGAGAAGCAATACGTAAAATAGTTGAGAAACAAAAAGATGCGATTATCGTGGCCTCCTTGGGAACTTTTAGCACTGGTATTAATATACGGAATTTGCATAATATTATATTCGCTTCACCAAGCAAATCCCAAATCAAAGTTCTGCAGAGTATTGGACGTGGTCTTAGAGTCTCAGATGACGGAAGAAAAACAACCCTCTACGATCTTACCGATGATCTGCACTGGAAGTCGAGAAAAAATTATACACTAGGGCATGGAGCTCAGCGCGTAAAGATATACGAAAAAGAACAGTTTAACTATAAAATTATTAAGGTAGATTTAGATGGATAAGCAGTTAAAACAGTTTAAGTTGTTGTCAGGTGATGAAATTATCTGTGAGGTTGTAGAATGGCCAGCTGAAGAAGATGATTATGTTGATATTATTGTACGTAATGTATATGAAATAAAAGTCTTTTATAATCCCTCAAACGGTTATAGGATTCATTCTCTTAGGCCGTGGTATACGTTGCAGATGCAGGATGGTATATACCAATCGATTAATTCTCAACATATAACATCTGAAGCTAATCCAGTATCTAATCTGATTGATCACTATAAACAGTCAATTGATGCAGAACAACAGTCTGAGGAACTATCTACCGAAGAAGTAGAGCTTGAAATGAGTGAAGCTGATTTAGATTCGTTAGGAGACGAAAATGTTATCGTATTTCCTAACAAGGATAAAATGCATTAAAGGTATACTATCCCCACCAAAAAGCTCTTAATTTATTATACACTGTCTGGCCGGTTTGTACATACTAAAAATACATAAATTTAATTTTTTTTTACTGTGTACATACTATATGACATGTGATAGAATATAACTAATATATGAAGGATTCGTTATGGCAAAAAAGAAAAGCATTCATTACGTTAATAATGCTGAGTTTTCACAAGCAGTTGTTGACTATTGTAAAGGATTAAAAGAGGCAAAAGAAAATGATGCTTCTCTTCCTTTAGTTCCTGATTATATTGCCCAGTGCTTTCTTAAGATTGCAGAAGGCCTATCACATAAGTCTAATTTTATTCGATATACTTACCGCGAAGAAATGGTAATGGATGCAGTCGAAAACTGTCTCAAAGCTATTGATAATTATAATGTAGACGTGGCTACACGTACGGGTAAGCCAAATGCATTTGCGTATTTTACTCAAATTTCATGGTACGCATTTTTGCGTAGAATTGAAAAAGAAAAGAAACAGCAAGATTTAAAATTTAAATATCTTTCGCAGTCTGGTATTGAGCAATATGTCTATGGTGATGTCAATGATATAGCAGCTACAAATGTAATGAATACATTCTTAGATCAATTAAAGGATCGAATGGATAAGATTAAAGAAAAAGATACTAAATTTAAAAGCTATGCAAAAGAACAAAAGATCCGGAAAAGGCGCAGCTTTAAAAGTGATTCAAGTTTAGCAGGTTTTTTTGAAGATGAATAAAAAATCAAGACTAGATAGCCTTAAGGCATCTCATGCTGAGTTAGATGTAAAGATAAAGGACTTAGGTCCGTATGCGCATCTTAGGGTTTCTTTTCTTAAAAAAACTAAACTAAAATTGAAAGAACAGATTGTTCAACTAGAGAATGAATTAAATGAAGATATGTATTCTAAATGACACTCATTGTGGTATCCGCAATAGCTCTGACGTATTTCTCGATAATGCAGAGAAATTTTATTCTGATGTATTGTTTCCTTATCTTTTGGAACATAATATTAAGCATATTGTGCATCTTGGTGATTACTACGATAACCGGAA